TGCGTTTGGAGATGAGAATCAAACTCTTATTAGGTCGGCAGCGATCACGGATTCCCAATCAACTCTTTTGATCTGTTTCAACTGATCGAGGCTTGTAAATCTTTCACCAGACAAAGAGAGTTGTAGATCTTTAATCTCTCGAGCAGTTTTCAGACCAATTCCTTTGATGTGATCTGCGATCATCTGGGCGGTTGCGCCGTTGATGTTCAGCCTGGTATCGGGAGGAAACACACGTGGCTCCTCTTTCGATGCCTTGTCTTTTACCTGAAGAGTTTTGACCTTTTGCGTGGCCTGTTCGTCAGGTAGTAATTCAGTTTTGTAAGCGGTATAAAGGCGACCGTCCTGGTCTTCGACCATGAACCAATCACCTTCATCCCACTCACTAACGATACGTACCCGAGCTCCAGTCTTTTTATGACGGTGGAGAATTTCTTCAGTGGTAGTAGACATAAGACCAGATCATTCGATTAATCTGGTCTTAGTTTAGCCTAATTAGCTAACAACGCGACCAGTCAGGTAGCCATCGATATCTTCGTAGCCAGGAGCTTCGTCCGGCTGGAAGTAGCATACCTCGGCAACAATGTAGCCTGTGCGACCAGCAGCGGAGTCGCCACTGGAGATGTAGAAGCCACCAGAGGTGCTAGTAGCAGTTTGTGATTCACGAGCTTGCACCGTATAGGTGGTAGCAGCAGTGATCTGCTTGTACACAATGGGAATCAACGTGGCGCCAGTACCAGTTGCCGTAAGGAACGGGTTGGTACCATAGGCTTCAGTGCCAGCGGTGAAGAAGATTTCACCAGCTTGACTACCGGAAACAGTGGAGACCAAGTTTGCCTGAGCCACGGCTTCACTAACGGTACCAGTCGAAGTCAGGCCGGGGCCGAACGTAATGACGTTACCAGTTGCGGCGTAAATACCAGAGGCAACACGACCATCACCCCAGCCAGAAGCAACGGATGCAGCGGCACGGTAGATGTAGGCAGGGCGAGTTGCACTACCAGAGATCACCATACCGGTGATGTCGGTACGGGTGTCATCCTGCCGGTAAGGGGAAGGAATGATAACCGAGCCAGAAGCAACGGGACCACTGCCAGAGGTAGCGGTAACAGCGACATAACCACGGGCCTGGAAGTAACGATAACCAGGAATAGCCAGCACCGAAGTGGGACCGCCCTTGGAAGATTCGTTAGTACCGTCTTGGGTATTGTCGATGTTCTTATACCAGCTATTCAGGGGCTCAGCCCAGTTGCCGGGATAGATTTTTTTAGCTGAAAGATAGGACATTTATTTCTCCTAGTTGTAATTCATTCTTTATCAAACGGTGCCATCATCACGCAGGAAGCTGAATGCCGTGGTGATAAAGTCCTTGTTCAGGATGTCAAAACCGGCGTACAGTTGCCAGATCAGGATGATGAAGCGGCTGAAGTCGTCGTTGTTGTTGATCAGGACCTGAGCGTTCGGGCCGCCGATACCAACACCAACAGCTTGGGGGCCGAAGAAGTAGCCTTGAGCAACTTCATAGGTACCAGCGCCAGGATCAGAGCCACTACCAAGAGTTGCAGCTTGTGTCTTGCTGGGGAAGTTGGTCGATTCGAAGAACTTCACACCTTCAAACTGAACGCCAGTCGGCATCACAGGTTCGCCAGCCAGGAAGTAACCTTGACCAGCCTGGGGACCCTGGAAGAAGCTAGCGTTGTTAGGCATCATGGGGTTGCCCATGTACATGCCTTGGCCAGGATTACCAGAATAACGTGCGATCTCACGGAAGTCAGGGTCACGACGCAGGTGCATCATGAACGTGGGGTCGCAAATGCAACGATACAGGCCATCAGCGAAGGTGGGGACGTTACGCTTACGCAGGTCCTTGACAACGGTCAGAAGGTCGGTACGCACCTGGAACTGCTGTACGTTAGCGGCGTACTCAGCGGTGGTGTAGCTGGGGTTCTTGGTCTTGCCACCAGGGAAGTAGTAACCACCTTGGGTGGAAGAAGCAGGACCGTTGGCTTCAGCTTTGGAAAGTTCGTCAAGGAAGACGCGGTCACGCCACCGGCGATAGTCGTCGAGCAGGGTCAACGAACCAATGCTCTGGTGGAACATATTCAAGTTACCGGTATCCAGCAGCATGCGCTGGGCGGTAATCAGGGTTTCACGAGCAATCTTAAAGGTGCTGGGCTGAGTGGGATCGCCGGGGTCGGCAGGACCAGTGTATTCCTTAAGCACCACAAGGACTTTCTCCTTGGTGATGTTACGGCTGTTGGCGGTACCAATGGTCTGGTCGGAGATACGCTCGCGGCTATCCTTAGTACCAGGATTTCCCCAGAACTTGTAGCGGTCGAGCTGAACGGTTTGGCCGGGTTGGCGAGTAAAGTCGTGAACAACCACGGGCTCTACTGCCATCTCGCAGATGTAAGCAGGATGGGGACGGTAGAGTTCCGCGCCCAAAATCTTAGGAAAGTCGGTATCAATGAACACTTGTGTTTATCCTCCAGTGTCGCAGGACAGGGATGTCAGGTGAAAGATTTAGACAAGATTGTCTTATCTAAATAAATTATAGCAGTTGATAATTTATCAACTGCCTATTACACTTAAACAGTGTAATTAATGTTGCTCGAACCGTAAGATTCGGGATTGATTACCATGCCAGGTTGAGAGCCTTGCTGGAAACCAGGGACGCCAATTGCACTGGCTACGTTAGAAAGACCGCCTCCAATGAGGCCGCCAATTCCTGCCGAAATAGGTAAAGCGGCAATTTGTGATCCAGCAAGTACACCAGCCTGTTGGTTTATCTGTTGTCTTGCTTGTTGCCTAAGGTCTGTTCTTGCCTTGGGAATAGTCCTAACGGCATTCTTTTGGGCATAACGAATTCCTTGTGGCAGAGCACCTAGCATGAGACCGGCAGGTAATGCGTTAACGCCTGCCATTACAGCTTCGGTTGCAATACGTGCAGGGCCTTCACCTTGCTCTGTGTCTTGTAGGTTACCAAGGATAGAACCCCCAGCTCCCAACAAGCCTGCTGCACCTGCTCCCAAGAAGGGAGCATACTTACCAGCGAGAAGGCCCATTACGTCACTCCATTACAAACAATTTGTTTGCGAGGACTTGTGGCTGAGCTTGGTTGATGACGCGCCAGGCATTCTGGGGATCACGATCCATCATGTCTTTGAAGCTGCCCCAGAAGTTTTCAGGCTGTTGCGCAGCAGCAGCAGAAGGAGGAGCAGGGAATTCACCCTGTTCGTAAGCGACTGGTTGAGTGCGGTAACCGGGGGTTTCCAGTTGCTGCTCATTTTCGTACACAGGGTACGGACCTTCAGGACCAAAGAAC